ACGGCACCAATCTCGTTCTCGTAGGGAGTGACCGAACCGTAGTCCTTGACATCGATGAAGCCCGTCATTGCGCGGACATCGGTTTCACAATCCGTATGGCAGATGCAAATATAGGCGGGGTTCACGGACTCAGTGTTAAAGTTCGCCGTGGACTTGATAGCCGTGGTGATGGGTTCTGCGTTCTGACGTTTCAGTGCACGGACAACCCTGCGCTGTGCGCCTATGCTGATGCGGGTCGTAAGACCAGCCCTTGTGGTGCCGTTGGTATAGAACTTGTTAGTTCCAGCTTTCAGAACACCGTACCGAACTGTTTCGACGGTCTTTGCGGCCTGCTCTGCGAGAACGGGGGTCATCTGCTGGATAACAGGGTCGGTGTGGGTATCGGCCACGACATCGGTGATTTCCACAAGGTCGCCGTACTGCTGAAGCACGAGGTCAACATCCGTAACGGTGATCTTTTTGCCTTTGGGAGTCACACCCTCAGTCAGAGGCGTAGTCGCCAATGCGAGAGAATTGTATCTCCTGAAGGGCAGTGTTTTCGTCTTGTTCGCGGGAAGCGGCCTTGACTGACCAAACTTCTCCAGACACAGAAAGGGCATACCCCTTTTCAAAAACTCAGCCGCTACTCTTCCAGCCGTTACTTCTCCTATGTCACCATAAGTATTCATGGATTACCTCCTAATAGTGTGGTACACACCCAAGTTGAGTGTGTGCGATGATGCTGTGTTACTTACTTCTCTGCCGCTTCAGCGAAAGCGTCGCCAAAGGTTTCTGCTTTCTTCTTGCTGTTGGCGTTGATTGCGGCGTCTTTCTTCGGGACTGCGGCGAGGTCGTTGAGCTTCTTTTCACGCCTTTCCTTGACCTCATCGGGTACGGTTGCCGTGGACGCAGGCGGTTCCAATGACTTCTTGTAGGCATCCACCAGTTCGATGACTTCCCAAGCATTACCGTTCGTGTAGGCGTGTTGAATCTTCTCCATGTCAGGGCCAACATAGGACTTGACGAAGGCTTCCAGTTTGGAAGGTTTCCCCTCTGCTTCGGGAGTAACCAAAGTATCGAAGTCCCTGTGGGCCAGCTTGATAGTCATGAAGTGAAGCTCTTTCTTGACTTCCGAAACGGCCTCTTCGTTGGTGGAACCTTCGGCTTTAGCTTCGCCAAAAATCTCTCCAAGCAACTCGCGCATGGGTTCTGCAACGTAGTCATAATCCTTGAAGAGTTCCTTGACCTTCTCGTTTTTCTCGATGATGCCAGCGATCTGTTCATCGATTTCCTGCTTCCTGGATTTCTTCTCAGGGGCAGGTGTGTCCTGCTTGGTATTGATCTTCGCTTCAAGCTCTTTCAGCTTGTCCCGCAAATCCTTTGTGTCCTTCTCGTACATTCCCTTGAGGGTATCGTGCTTGTGTTTGAGGGCTTCGTAGGTTTCCTCTGCTTTGTTATCATCGGCCCCGGCTTCAGGAGATTTGGATTCTTCGGACTTGGCTTTGCCGTCCTCATCCTTCTTCTCCGCATCAGGCTTCTCTTCGGCTTTGTCTGCCCCCTCTTCCTTTTCAGGCTGAGTTTCGGCAGGCTTGTCGTCGGGAACTGCGCCTATTGCGGCCTCACTGAAAGCTGAACCAAAATCGTTACCCTCTGCTCCGACAGCAACATCGGTATCGGGCTTCTCGACTTCTTTTGTTTCCACTGACATGAATCCTCCAAGGTATTTGTGATAAATAAAAAACCCGCGAACACAGCAACCTTGTTTAAGGGTCACTACATTCGCGGGTCTAATAATCTCTTCTGAAATCGAAGAGGGTTAAACTGAGTGCGACAAAAAAGCTACTTTATCGGGATGTTCGCATCAACTCTCGTTACCCCTCCTGAATTGCAATTAATCTGGAAACTGCCAACAAAGTCATCGGGGATAGTCTTGCCCTTTATGAGCTTTTTGACGGCTTCCGAAAAGGTACTTTTGATTTCCACAAGTGTTTGTCTATCAATCATATCTTATCCTATACCCTAAGTTACCCTTATTTGTCAAGAAAAAAGATGAACGATATCGTGTTAAAATCGACCTTCATCGTGTTCATCATCGAAAGAGCGAGAAGGAGAAGCGTCTGTACCGAAGGTTCTGCCTGCGGAACCAGAAGTATTGAAGGGTCTATTGGTGCTGTCGGTGTCCACGCCAAATATGCGTCCTGATTCCGAATCTCCATCGAAGGGTCTGTCTGCCATCCGCTATCCCCCTATCTGCAAATCATCTTTGATCTGGTCGAGCATCTGGATTCGGCCACGGGTGATCTCATTGTTCTCAAGAATGAGATTCTTAACGAGAGGTTCTTTCAAGCCTTCAATCCACTCCAAGAACTCGGAACGGAAAAGAGGATTCACGGCGAAGTGTTCCTTGACGGTAGATTTCAGAACTGATAGGGCTTTACGGGATTCACGACTCATTCTGTTTTCTCCTTGACTGCAATTGTGCAAATCTCGAAATCATATTCGTCAAATACAACCTCACCGCAGGCATACGGAGGCCCGTTAAACCATGACGGGTCATCAAAATGATCGCTCAAACTAATAGCCGCGATGGTTCGTGTTCCTTTATCGGTACACCGCCATATATCGTCGCCACATTCAAACTCTGTGCCAATATTGAACTCATCAAATTTCATTCTGTTCCCTCCTTTTTGGGTTCTTTAGATTTCTCTTCAGGTTGCTTTTTAAGCATCTCTGTTGCAACCTCATCCTTGTGTGCGGCTGTCAGGTTCCTTACCACCTTGGAATGCGTCTCAGCTACCTTAGCGGTGATTTCATCGGGTGTCGGGCCTGAAGGTTGAACGGGTTCCGGTTCTGTCGCATTGGCTTCCTTGATTGCCGATACATTCTGCTTCTTTGCCATTGCCGTATTCTTCAGAGCCTTGGACTGTATTTCGTCAATCTGAGCCTGAAGCATATCAAGCTGTTTCTGCATCATTTCGGGGTTGGAGTTCTCCTTAACCCAAAGGTCGTGCTGTTCTTTGGTTCTAACCTTGATGGGCAAATCCATCGCCTTGCAAAGCTCCTGAATGAACTCTTCTTCGGGAATCCATGCCTTGTATTTTTCGATAAGGGGTTCACTTTGCTGTAAGACCATCGCCCTGACTTCCTTGGCAATGAGAGAGGAAAGACCCTTGGCTACCACGGCGTAATCGCCCTTGATGGATTCGTCGTCGTTGAACTCCATGTTCCATGCGTACATTCCTTCGAGGATACCGGAGTTGAAATCATCAAAGTTCTTGGCAACGTCCTTCACGGTGATATTGACTGTACCGCTACGGATGGATGCACCTTGGGCTGTCTCGTTCCCTGACTTGGCGGGTTCGATAAGCATATAGGTCGGAAAAGCGGTTTCAAGGTCAGCGAAGTCAAGGAACTGCTTGATGATGGTCTGATATTCAGCAATGTGAGATTCGATGTTAAAGAAGCGAACTGCCTGCGCCGCCGCTTCGTTGTTACGTCCCTCTCTCAGCCAGAGCTTGAACTGATGGACGTTCTCAAGGTCTTGATTGGGGTCGAGAAGATCGACGTTCAATTCAGCCTGTGGGCCTGCACAAAGGGCGGCGTTGTCCAGCATCATCCTTGTACCGGCACAGACGTTTATCTGCGAATCCCGCATGACTCTCGGCAGACCTTTTCCGAATATGCTGGAATCGTCCTTCTCGAAGTAGAAAACATGGTACGGCTGTTCCTGCTTGGGGGTCTGGTTCAGAACGGCCTTGATGACTTCGCCGCCAAGTATCCAGACGTTTACCTGAAGCTCTTCATTCATCAAATCTTCGGAAACGATTACGCCGCATTCCTGCAAATCTCTCGCGTCGGCATAGCCCCAATATTCCAGCACCTCGTACTTCCGGCCTTTCTTCTGTTGACCTTCGGGAGAGGCTATCTGCTGAAGGGCTTGCTCCCATGACTTGAAGTTGCAGTCACCGTCAGGATTGGCAATAAGATATTTGTTGATGACCTCTGCCTTGAAGTCGCCCCTTTTTGCAAGGTTGCGAACTTCGTGCTTGGTCATGCAGTGGCGTTCAAAGAAGCCTTCACACTGGTCAATCTCCGATACGGTCATGTCGGGGTAGAAGTCCCAAATGCGGACAAATTCAAGGTGAGGTCGTGGAACCCGCCTTACATCCAGAACATATCTGCCCTCATCCTGTTTCCATCTCCACTTCTTGACTTCCTTGTAGATTGCGAGTGGGCCTTTGATTACGCCTGTACCAAGATGCAGGCCGGAGCGAAGGGCTTTCTTTTTCTTCTCGGTGTATTTCGTGTCTACAAGCTGGTCGTCGATTTCGATTTCCATTTTCTTGCAGGCTTCTTTGGCGTACTTGTCGAAGGCTTCCTGAATCTTCTCATCGTCGGGAATCGGAGGTTCGGGAGGAAGGTTTGGAAAAGGAGGCTGTTGACCGGAAGCCACGGCCTGATCGTTCTGAGCCTTCTGCTGTTGCCAGTTCATGGCCTCTGCCATAACCATCTCATCAACGATGTTCTGCATTGCTTCTTCGGGGATGGTTGACTCAGGGGAGGGGCCGATGTCCCACGGTTTACCTATATCGGGGTCTGTGATTTCATGGAGCCTTGCTTCGACAGAGATGGTCTTTGACCTTGCCACCTTGGGATATGCCTTGCTCCTGATAGCTCCTATCTTGGCGAGAACTTCGGGGTCATAGACTCCATTGAGCATACGAAGGTCTTCAAGCCATTCGAGTTCCTTGGTTCCCCTGAGAGTTTCGTTGACCTTGAATTTATCGCGGAGCTTGAAACCCAAAGATGTGAGTTGGGCTTCGGTAAGATTCGGCTTATCGGGAAAGTCGGTAGGATTCGGCATGACAAAGTACCCCCTTGGTGATGCGTGAATGGTGGTTCCTTTGTCTGTTGTGCTTTGCTAAAAGGGGTGAAGGCTATTATTTAATCCGGCAATATTTACCGATCAGTTCCTTAAGGCAATGCTGACAGATATCACATTCTACAAAAGATTCATCGCCAAAAACAGAACCGTACCCGCCTCTAAATTCCACATGATGAAATTCCTGAACTTCAAAAACGTCTATGCTTCCTTCTTCACAATCAAAGGTTTTGTGGCAGATATCACATTCTATTTCCACGGGTTTTTCTATTCGCTTGGTTACTGTGGTAACGTCATATATAATCATTCTTTCTCCTTAATATCCCGCGCTACTGGCCGGAACGTGGTTTGTTCTGTTGCGCTTTGTCGGGAGTGCGTTTGCGGCGGCGCGATTATGTTTCCAGAGGGTATAAAGAGCAAGGTACTGAATCGCATCTGCACCGTGAGAGTATGGCCCTTTGTCGATGGTTCCATCATCTTTCCTACGGTATCCACCATTGAATCCTTCCCTGAGCATCTGGCAATTCGGGGAAAGGAGGAATCCAGGTTGACCGTTATCGACAAGACGGGTGAGGTAATGTTCTACTGCACCTATTCTTGCCAGTGGAGCATTCGTGTGGCACTCCTTTACCCAATGGAACCCGTGCTTGTTTAGGACATCATAGCAAGTGGTTTCGTCTGTGGATGCCCTTACCCTTCCAGTTGGGTCGCCGTAGCCCACAACGGACATTCCGCGATACTTGTCATAGAGCAGGGGTTCGACCTTCTGTTCGATAAACCTCTCGATGCCCATGCCGTTACCGTTGAGTTCGTCCAGAATGATAAGCTGGCCTCTTGGCGTAAGCTGTCCGAATACCACTGCCGGATGAAGATAAAAATCCCATCCTGTGACGAGAGGGAGGTTCTTGTTGGGTTCTATAACCTGTTTGGCGCAATGGAGGGAATCACTGTAGGTTAGCTGATAGACCGGAACACCCTTCATCGTGAAGCCGTAGTTGCCGTCAATGTAGACGTTGATGAACTCAGGGGATTTGCCTATGGCGAGGTCACGATAATATCCACCATTCGGGGGAAGAAGATGCGACAGGTTTTCAGCGTCATGCGCTCTGCCCCCCGGCTGTCTGAAGAACTCAAGGTTGGAGGGCTTGGTCTTTTCAACCAGTTCGTGCAACCAACTTCCCTCGTTTGGAGGGTTAGTGTCGCCAAAGATGCCACACCATGTCGGGCCGCCTTCACGCTTGGAAGGATACCGCCAGATACGGCCATCAACAGCTTCCCAAATAGCCTTCGGTATCTCACGTAATTCGTTTAGCCATGCTCCTGTAAGTTCAAGGGACAGGAGGTTGTCTACCTGATCTGGCCTGTCCATTGCACGGAAGAAAACTTCTATCCTGACTCCATCGAATCCGGTGATGATGTAGTTGTGCTGTGCGATCTGCTGAGTACCGTATTTCGCAGGAGGAAACCAATCGAAGAAGGTCTTCATGGTCGTGTCAGTCAGCTGACCGTAAGAATTTCTTATTACCGCCCATCGCGTCTTGCGTATTCCATCCAAAGTTGAAGGTGCTTGCTGATGACCTCTGCGGACTATCTCGTTGACACAGCCGGCGCTTTTCCCGCTGCCAAACGGCCCTTGGATTATGCGTTGCCGCATATCTGACAGCGCAAACCGCCGAATGGTAGGAACATCTGAGTAGTCGTAGACCTGTGTTCCCATTAACCTTTGACTCCCTCATTAAACCCATCTTCAAACGAACCAACGGGCTTCTTGCCTTTTTCTGGAACACTATCTTTGTCAACCTTCTCGGACGAAGACATATCCCATAGACCATCTATTTTCTTGGTAAATTTGAACCACTGTCTTTCAACGTTTTTGCCGTGACCCACCGCATACTCAGTGTTAATGAAGTGCTTCCCATCTTTATGGACTATTTTGTAAGGATTGCTTGCGGGGCCAGTACAATGAGTTCGGCCCTCGGGGTCGTGTTCATAGTTATGAAAATACTGCAATACGCCTGTATATTTTCTTTCTGAGGGTTTCATAATCCCATCTCCTATCGACAACTATGGCACGATGAACATTGTTTGCAGACGATTCCCTTTCTCACCGAATTAATGATGTTGCTTGGAAAAATCATCTTTGTCTGTTTGGTGATAATTGGCTTTTCATATTTTTCATTACTTAATTTTTGCGGCATCGCAAAAGCCATATTTCCACCTCTGTATTATGTTTTCGGGGATACAACCCCGTGCCATATTTACGATAATAGTTTTGCGACATTCTAAGTCTGCCTTTTCATAAAGCGGAACTAGCGAAAGCAAGGCCATTACATCGGGTGCCAGATAAGGAAGATATACGGACACCGATTGAGAATTATCGTTAAGAGGAAGCAGATGATCGCTATATAGCGCACGAATCCATCGAATGTAGTTTTCTTCAGAAAAGTCCTTCTGGTGAGAATAATAACCACAGGCAAATTCATCAATGCCATCGCCAGCTATAATTTCTTTTACTCCAACGCTGGTTAAGTGGTCATAAAATATCTTGACGATTTCATCGGGTTGTTTGTCGCAACGTAAAAAAAACGGGTGTAGCTCTACCCCAAAAAACTCTGTGGCTATCTTTGCATGAAGATAATCGGGATGACGCTCATCAAGGGCAATGGTATAACAATGAATGGGGTCGCCCAACATCTTTTTCATAAAATATAGCAATAATGTTGAATCTATCCCGCCAGACAAAGATAGGCTTCTTACACCTATCTTGAAAATGATCGCTTCAAGCTGATTGGCAATCTCACCAGGGGTGATGATTCGTCCTATTTTGCGCCATTCGTTTGGATATTTAATCATGCCTCAAGCCCTCTCGTCTGGAACTTCACAGGCCCGTCATCCGTTGTGACCTCAATGGTCTTGGGTGCGTTGGAATCGTAAAGCCCTTGGATGATGAAGACGTTCTTTGCACCATCGCTACCGGCTTCCGTGGCCTTCTGGCTTTTTAGTTCCTCAATCCTCAGTTTTGCGACAGTGATATCGAGGATGCGCTTGGCTAGCTGGCTTAAATCTTTTATGAGGGTACTTGCAAGGTACGGATCTTTCTTGAGCCTTTCCTGAAAGGTGGCGTCCTTTTTAAGCTCTTCATAATTGGCGAACATCTCCATGATGAAGCCATACGCCTTGTCTTCCATGTTGTCGGCTTTTGACTTCTTGGAGGTCGCGCCTACGGGTCTACCGCGCTTCTTCTCGGGAAGGAGGGTGTTGGGTACGGCAGGGATGGAGGGGTTGGGGGTCATGTGGGCAAGCGCCTATTTGAATACCAAGAAAAATTTGAGTTGGAAGGTTCGGTCTGGTTGACTTTTTTTAGGCAGAAAAAATCAAGCCTATGCTTGCAATCGCTAAGCGAATACTTGGCTATCGGACAATCGCCGCCACATATTCCTATTGGGTTATCGGAGAAAGAAATCATATCAACTCCACTCCTTTAATTTTTCACGGCAAAGGCAGAATGGGGCCGAGATTGCATCGGCTTTTCGGAGCC